GCCAAGGCAGTGCCGGCCTGACCACCAGCATCCTAGCTGGCGGGGTTAGTGGAAGTAACAGCCTCCTGGCTGCCAATTTGAGCACTAGCGTTCACTTGGCCGGCGGCATGGCGGCAGAGAGTACCGCTGGCCTGATGCTGGACGGGCTGTATTGGCTGACGCAGGACGGCGAGCTGGCCAGTATCAACAAGGGCGAGAGTGTCGATATAACCCTAATCGCTGCCGTATCGCCGAATTCGTGGCCAATCATCTACAGCATCGTTCAGAACAATCTGCCGCCGCCGATGCTGGCGGAGGTTGTCCCTGGTGGTGTGCGAATCTTCGGTTCAAGTAGCGGTTTCCTGTCGGGAGGTCCGATTAAATTCCGCGACGGCGCCATGATTGGTGATGCCGAAACGCCTGTCGACGTGCCTATGTCGGCGAGCCTCTACGAGTGGCTCGCCGATTCGCGCTCCGAGGAAACCCTGGCCGTTACCCTGCGCGCCGTCGCGGGACCGCACACCAGCACAATCACTTACTCGATTCGCGCCACGAACAATTGGGACGCACATCGCCAGGCGGTCTACGACCTGGCTAGGAGGACAGCATGAGTCTTGGCGTAGTACGCATCGGCGACAAGTGTACCGGTCACGGCATCTGGCCGCCTCGGGCCTGCGACACCGGCAGTGGCGATGTGTTCGTTAACAATATCGCGGCGCACCGGCAGGGTGATCACTGGGTTACCCATTGTGGATTGGGCTGCCATGACTCCACCCTGTCAGGCGGTAGTAGTACGGTTTATGTCAACGGCAGTCCAATCGGGCGGATCGGTGACACCGTGTCCTGCGGATCGGTGGCTGCGCAGGGTAGTCCTAGCGTCTTTGCCGGCTGACGCTCTTTTTGCATGGCATGTCGTGATGGAATCATACCAACATGCCTGCCCCCAGCTCCCAGAAGGCCAGTGCTCGGCCGATCAGCTTCCTCCTGCAGGACCTGAATAACGGCAACGACCTGACCAGCGTGCAAATGGCCATCCGCCCGGAAGACTTGACCCGGGTGGAACCTCACCGTGCGTCCGTGCAACAGACCTTTGGCGGAGCCTGGCTGGATTCGTTCGGCCCTGGCGTCCGCAAGGTCAATATCAGCGGGCATACCGGCTGGCGCGGCGGCATGGATGGCGATGGCATGGAGCAGTTCAAGCGCCTGAACGACCTGGTGTTCAAGAGCTGGCACGCGAAGCGCGCCAGTGCGATCAATGCCGGCCTGGATCCTGAGAAGGTCCAGTTGATCTTTGCCGACCTGCTGGACGACTTCGTTTATGTCGTCTCGCCTGATAGCTTTGTGCTGCGTCGCAACAAGGCACGGCCGCTGCTTATGCAGTACCAGATCAGCATGACCGTACTGTCTGAGGACCTGGATGCGCTGAAGGCATCACTGACGCCTCCAGCAATCCTTCCTGAGATGGACGTTGCTCTGCCTGCCGGGCTCAAGACCCTACGAGAAATTCTCGGCCGCATTCGTAGCTTTGCTCAGTCGATCGCGAACTTCATCAACGGAACTATCGGCGTCTTGGCTCGCGAGTTCATGGAACTGACGGCTGCTGTCCTCGAGGTGACGACGGAGGTGGTCGAGTCGCTCAAGGGGTCGTTTGATCTCGTGGCTGACTCGCTGATTTCCGTGGCTTCTGACCTTGCCCAGGCGGGAAAGAACATCATGGCGACCATCTCCTCCATCCAGTCACTGCCGATGTATATCCGCCAGCGGATTATGGAGGTGCGCGGCGCCTTCGATTACGCCTTCTGTATTCTGCGTAACGCCTTCCGTGGGCAGGACCAGTTCGAAGACTTTGAGGCGTGGTACGGCGCAAACAACTGCTCATCGCTTTCTGGCGGTCGGCCGCTGTCTCCGCTGCGCTTCGAGAATCCGTTTGCTCGCCTGTATGGCAGCAACAGCATGCCGGTCAAGCAGACGACGCAGTCCCGGGAGGCCCTTGGCGCGCTGAAAACAACCGACCCGCTTTACGCCTCTCCTGATGCCAACATGGAGGCGAACATGCGCGCGGTGGTGGACGGTACGGAGGTCGCGACTGCATGAGTGAGTTTAGCGTTCCGCTTGCCGGCTTCAGGATCGTCGATACGCTCCATGGCGACACGCTGCAGGCCGTTGCTCTGCGCGAGCTTGGTGACGCCTCCCGCTGGGTCGACCTGGCCAATATCAATAAGCTGCTGCCGCCGTACATCACCGATGACGCTTCTCTGGCCTCTGATCGCGTACTGCTGTCTGGCGGACAGTTGGTCGTCCCGGCACAGACTCCTGTTTCTGCCAATGCCAGGACCTCGAAGCCGGATGATCTCTACGGGCTTGATCTGGGGCTAATCAACGGCGACCTGACGGATGACGGGAATGGCGACTTTGTCGTGTTCAACGGCCAGGCCAACCTGCGCCAGGCGCTGGTGCATCGGGTCATCACTGAGCGCAGCGAGCTTATGTTTCACCCAGAGTACGGGTGCCTGGTCCGGCAGCTTATCGGCGCGGTAAACGGCCCGACTGCCGCCACCCTGGCTGCCCGATACGTCTCGGCGACCCTTGCTGCTGACCCGCGTGTGACAAGCGTGACCTCTGTCACCGCCACCGTGGCTGGTGACGCGATCAATGTGGTGGCCATTGTGGTGCCGATCACTGGCTCCTCTACCAAGATTGAGGTGAGTATCTAATGGCCTTCATGCTTAAGGACTTCCGGTCGATCGTGGCGTCAATGGTGAACGTCATGCGCTCGAGCCAGCGGAAGATTACCGACTTCAACGTCGGCAGTGTTGCGCGGACTCTGGTCGAAGCGCCGGCAATCGAACTGGACCAGCTGTACCAGGAAATGTTTCACGGGCTAAAGGAGGCAATTCCAGTTGCCACCTACAACTCGTTCAACTTCGAGAAGCTGCCCGCTGCCCCTGCCACCGGCGTGCTGACCTTCTACGCTGCCGGAGGCCATACCGAGGCGCTACTTGTCCCGTCCGGCACGCTGGTCAAAAACGAGACGACCAACAAGCTGTACCAGACCGCTCGCGACCTGCTGATTCCGGTTGGCGCAACGCAGGGCTCTGTGTCTGGCGTGGCGACCGAGGCTGGGCTTTCCACAAACTGTGGGGCCAATGCCATTCTGGTGATCATCGGGTCGATCGCAGGCGTGTCTGGCGTATCCAACATCACCCCGTTTACGGGCGGTCGCGATCTGGAGTCTGACGAGGAGCGCAAGCTGCGCTTTGGCGCCTACATCACCACCTTGAATCGCGGCACGCTGGCGGCGGTTAACTACGGTGCTGGTACTGCCGAGGTTCGCGACGAGAACGACCTGGTGGTTGAGCGTGTCGCCTTCATCAGCATCATCGAGCCGTATGAGGACGATCCGGTGGCAAACCTGCCGGGCTTCTTGCAGGTCTACGTGCACAACGGTACCGGTGGCACAACTCCGGCCCTGGTCACTGAGGTGCAGAAGGTTATCGATGGCTACTACGACGCTGATGGGGTCCCTGTGCCTGGCTGGAAGGCTGCCGGCGTCGTCGTGAGCTGCTTTGCTGCTGGCGAGGTAGTCCTGCCAGTGACGGCGGTGCTCACCCTCCTGCCTGGCTTCCAGTCTGCTGCAGTTCTGTCGGAGGCCACCACTGCTGTGCGCTCGTACTTGCTCGGGCTGAGCTGCGGCAAGCAAGCAATCCTGAATGAAATTATCGAGCGGATCATGGCGGTGCCTGGGGTCTACAACGTCGCTGTTTCGGCGCCGACTGCAGATACCTCTGTGCTCCGCTCGCAGAAGATCATGCCTGGCGTGATCGCCCTGACGGCGGCGTGAGAGGCTTCCCATGAAACTGACGCAGAAGCTGGTCGGATACCTGAATCGGGCGTTCAACCGTGACCCGGCTGACTTCTTGGCGCTGCGCCTGCGGTATGACGGGCTGATGAATTGGAAGGTAGAGGACGCCGTCCTCTATACCTACGTCTCGGGCGGGTCTGGCGACAACCTGCAGGTAAGTCTTGATCAGTTCACGCTTGGCGAGCTGGCAGACCACCTGGCTGTTCAGCCTGGCTACTCTGTCGTGTTGCGCCCCCCGAGCGAGCTTTCCGGCCTTGGCGCTCGCATCCTGCTCGACTCTACCGGTGACCAGGATCTTTCAAACGGCGATCATCTGCGCGCGTTCACCTCGCCTGTCTGGGCGTACCTGGACGCGAATGCCGTCGAGCTCAAGCAAGCGCGCGAGCAAATCTACCAGATGCTTCGGCAGATGAGCGTCGCGTCTGGCGAGGGCGAGTGGCTGGATGAAATCGGCGGCTACTACAACGTCCTGCGCCGCGACGGTGAGATTGATGCGCTGTACGGGCCGCGCATCATTGAGGAGGTCATTCGGCCTCGGAACAATAACAAGGCGATTGAGCTTGCAATCTCACGGGCGACTGGTGGGCTTCCTTCGGTTGTGCGTGATGTTCAGCTGGTGGAGTCGGTGTTTCCTGCCTACGACGGCGCCATCACTTACAACAGCGCATATCAGCACAATGCGACCTCCAAGTACCGCCGGAACCTGTTCGATGTCGAGTACGCCTTTGACCTTGAAGGCTCGGAGGACATTGCGCCTTTCCAGACGCGGGTGCTGGCGCTCATCGACAGCTTCCGCTCTGCCGGTACCCATCTGCGGCAAATCCTGCTGACCGCAGGTCGCATCGATGACGTGGTCAGTGGGCCGCAGTCGGACAGTATGTCGGTGTCGCTGGCCGCAACGTTCACCGAGACAGTGGCTGTGCCTGCTGAGGCCATGGTGGCTGCAGGCACCTTGGTGCTGACCGACTCTGGTGTGCCTGCTGCTGACGGCGACCTGTCGATCGAAGCGCTGAGTGTTCACACCTACAACGGCGCCCGCTTCTACGGCGGCTCCGGTCGGGTGGTCTATTACAATTCCGGCCTTACGACCTCGGAGGTGCTGTCGTGACGATATTCTGCGTGCACTGTTTGAGGGATTCTCTGTATGTCTGACCTGATCCTGGTCGATTCCATCGGCGCCCGGCCGACCGGCGTGTTCACCCTGGAGGTCTTCCGCAAGGGTGAGCTCATCGAGGTCTATGAGGACCATAATCTTGTCGTCAACGGCTCGAAGCAGCAGCTTGCGCGACTGATTGGTGGTGATGTTGCTAACCGGTCAATTACCAAGATCGGCTTCGGCACTTCCGGTACCGCTCCGGCTGCAGGAAATACCACCCTGACCGACGCCTACGTCAAGCTGCTTGGCTCGGTGTCTTACCCGACCACTGATTCCGTCGAGTACGCCTTTACCCTTGGCTCGTCCGAGGCGAACGGTAAGGCCATCATCGAGTTCGGTCTGTTCACCGGTGGTGATGTGCTGTTCGCTCGCAAGGTGCGCGGCGGGGCAATCTTGAAGGACTCTGACCTTTCCCTTGCCGGCTCCTGGCGGATCACATTCTGAGGCACTGACTGATGGCAAACCTTCCTGAATCGGCGAGCTTTGAACCTGGTGTCTACCAGCTGGAAACGACCGACCCTGTGCGGGGTGGCGTGGATGGCATCTCCAACCAGCAGGCAAAGCAACTGGCCAACCGGACCAAGTGGCTGAAGGACCAGGTTGACGCGCTTAATGCTTTGAAGGGAAAGACCATCCCTGTCTTTAGTACCGGCATTGCCTATACCGCCGGCGATGTCGTCAGCCACCAGAAGGCGCTCTGGCGCGCAAATACCACCATTGCTGCTGGCGCCTTCTCGGCTGCGCAGTGGACAAAGATTCTGGGGACTGCTGCCGAGCTCGACTACTCGACCGTGGGTGGCCAGTTGGTGACCGCAGCCGACCAGGCTGCAGCTCGAACTGCGATCAACGTCTTCTCCGTCGATGAAGTGAGCGCACTGGTAGCGGACGAATCCCTGATCAACGCCATCATTTTTGGCTGAGGATAACTGAATGGCTTCCACCCTTAAGAAGGTCACTGCTGTCGTTGGCACCGCTCGCACCAGTGTCCTGACCGCTGCTGCTGCGAAGCAGACGATCGTGATCACCGGCACCGTTGCCAACCTGGATACCGCGAACAAGGGGACCCATTTTGTGACCCTGGAAGTGCAGACAGGGGCCACCTACCGGACGCTCGTGAAAGATGCCCCGATCCCATACGGCGGCTCTCTGGAACTGCCCAAGATCGTCTTGGCAGCCAACGATGTGCTGCACATGACTGCAAGCGCCGCGAGCGTGCTTGAGGCCTACGTCAGCTACGTCGAAAAAGACTGATAGGGGGCTTTCATGTCTGATGGCTACTTTGGTTTTGACCCTAAAAAGTTCACGCTGGTTTCGCCGATCTTTACCGGCGCACCGACCTCGCCGACGCCTCCTCAGTTCAATAACACGGCGCGCTTGGCAACGACCGAGTTCGTGCAGCGGGCGCTTGGGAATGTTCGATCGGTTGTTTTATTAAATACCGGGACAACGAATCTAACGGCTGCTGACGCCGGTAAAGATGTAATCATTGCTCAGAGTGGTGCCGTCGCTGTTCTTCCGTTGATTTCAAGCGTCCCGGATGGCGCAGTATTTTCTTTTGGTAATGGAACAAGTACCGGCGCCGGAACAGTTAAGAGCAGCGGTTCTGATTCGATTTATGTGTCTGACACTGCTTATGCGTCTATTTCTGTTAATGGCGGCGAAAGTCTGACTCTTGTTAAATATAGCGGAGGATGGTTTGCGATTGGGGGGTCTGTTTCGCTTTACAAGGCGTCGTCTTTTACTTATTCTTTGTCTGCTAATGGATACCAGAAGATCCCGACTGGATTGATTATCCAATGGGGTACAAGCGGGTCCGTTGCCGCTGGCGCAAGCGTAAATGTCACGCTTCCTATGACATTTCCTAATTCCGTGTTGAGCGTAACCGGGACACCTATCGGTGCTGGTGTTAATTTAAATCCCGTCGGAGTCGGCATTGCCGCATCTGTTTCTGGATTGACGATTTATAACTGGGGGGCGTCAATCGCATATTCGGCGGGTGTTCGCTGGATCGCCATCGGCTACTAAGGAGTAACGCATGTTCTTTTCCGCATCTACTGGCGGCTTCTACAGCCGCGAAATCCACGGCAACAACATGCCGGCAGACGTGGTGGAAATCACCGCTGAGCAGCATGCCGCTCTCCTGGATGGCCAGGCCGCCGGCAAGGTGATCGCTGCCGACAAGAAGGGTTTGCCGGTCCTGCAGGATCCGCCTGCTCCTGCTCCTCTGACCCTCGAGCAGGTCCAGGCCCAGCGCCAGGCTGCTTATGTCGCTGAGTCCGACCCGCTGAAGAACGAGGCCGAGTACGACGCAATCGTTGCTGGCACCGAGCCGGACTACGCCGCCTGGATGGCCAAGGTCGCCGAAATTAAAGCCCGCTATCCGCTTCCGGCCGTGTGACCGGCGGCCTGACTGGAGCTCCCCATGCCCTACTTCGGATCCTCGCCTCACTTCGGCGACTTCCCGACCGCGCAGCTGACCGGTAACGGCGGCTCGGTCTATAGCCTGCCGTTCAAGCTGCCGAACGAGAACACCGCGCTGCTGTTCCTGAATGGCGCGCCGCAGCTGCCGGGCGTGCACTTCACTATCGCCGAGGACGTGCTGACCTTTGCTAAAAACGTTGCAACCGGCGTGCAGATTTATGTGCATGGCCTGGGCATCGGTAAGGCGCTGATCGCGCCATCGGCAGGCAGCGTCGGCCTGGCGCAGCTGCTGGCCGAGGTATACGCAAATGCGAGCGAGGCGCAGGGCTGGTCGAACACCATCAAGCTGCTGTCACCTGCTGGGCTGCGCGATGCGTTCAAGGGGGCCAACCAGGCCCTTTCGGCGAGCGGCTACCAGAAGCTGCCGGGCGGGCTGATTATTCAGTGGGGCACAGGAACTACACCAGCGGGGGGGAACATTGGAACATTTACATTTCCGATTTCATTCCCAACTGCTGCCTTATCAATTGCTGAAAGCGTTATTGCCGGGTCTTCTAGCAATCTCGATGGAATTGAGATTGTTAGCTTTACTGCATCGCAGTTCCAAGCCGGCGGTGTAATCGCGCCATCGACTGGTGCAGTCGTGTCTTTTCGGTATATCGCCATTGGCTACTAAGGAGAAACGCATGTTCTATTCCAAATCCACTGGTGGCTTCTGAGGTCTTCCTATGTCTCGCGCGTTTCCTGCTGAATTCGCCAGGCAGGTGCCCCTCCGGTACCGCCTGGCTGCGTACTGGCAATGGCTGGTGGTCAGCATCCCTCTGGGGCTTGGCGTCGCTCTGACCTACTTCCCAATGGGTATGCTCGTGGCGCTGACGGCTCGTCCGGCGGTGAACCACTTGCATGAGCGGTCGGCCATCCACTCACCGCAGTACCGGGCCCTTGGGAGCTCAGGATTCTGGGAGTATTGGGCGTCGCCCTGGCGCTGGCTGGATGCCTGGAACAACTACGAGGACGGTACCCTAGGCGAGCCATCCGGCAAGCACTCGGCCCGCTGCGGCGGCAAAGAGCGCACCTGGTTGAATCAGTACCTTTGGATCTGCCGCAACTCCTTCAATAAGGCTAAGCGCACCAGCTCGTTCTTTGCCTGCTTCGTGAACGACTGCGATATCGAGTGGTGGGGCTCTCGCACCCTGAGCGACAAGGACCAGCCTGTGCCTGGCTGGCACTTCTGCCGCGCCGTCCACCGCAAGACTGGCCGTGTCTATTACGGGTATCGTCGCGTCGCTCTGAACGATGACGGCTCTGTCTACAACGCTGTCTTCGGCTTCAAGATCAAGCCTGGTCATGCCGGCACCGTTCAGGATGCTGACGACCTCGACAAGGCCTTCACGCTGCGGATCCAGTTCGCCAGCCAGCCGGACTAATCGCGTCGTGACACGAGAATGGGGCTCACTGCGCCGCAAGACGGCAATCCGATAAATCAGCCCCGTTGCGGCGGGTGAGGGGACGTAATGGTCGAGGGACTTCCGGAGTGGGTCAGCACGGCGCTGGGCGGCTTGCTCGGCTTGGGTGCTGGCGGCTACGGCGTCTATCGGAAGCTGCGCGCTGACAGCGCCGGCGATCGCATGGATGGGCGTGCCGAGGCGATCATTGTTCGTCTTGAGGATCAGCTGAAGTCTGAGCGCGAAAACGCCAAGAACCTCGGCGACTCGATCGATCGGGTTGCTCGTGAGCGCAACGATGCGGTCAAGCAGGTAGGCCTTCTGGAGGGCACTGTCAAAGCCCTTGAGGGCGAGGTCAGTCGTCTGCGCAGCGAGATTGAATCGCTGGAAACGAAGAACACCATCCTGACCCGCGAAATCACCGCCTTGCATGGCGAGGTTCGAAACCTGTCCGAGCTGGTTGCCAAGATGCTGACCCAGGTCGAGACGCGCAACCAGGAGCAAAGTGCATGAGTACCGAGCCTAAGTGGCTGACGCTGGCGCGTGGCCTGATAGGTCTGAGTGAGGTCAAGGGCGCCAAGCATGCGCCTGAAATCCTCCAGATGTGGAAGGACATAAAGCGCGGCGGCATCAAGGACGACGAGACTCCCTGGTGTGCTGCGTTTGTCGGCGCCATGCTCGAACGTGCTGGTATCCAGTCCAGCCGCTTCGAATCTGCCAAGTCCTACCTGCAGTGGGGTGAAACCCTAGCGGAGCCATGCCTTGGGTGTGTGGTCGTGTTCAGTCGCGACGGCGGTGGCCACGTTGGCTTTGTGGTCGGCAAGGACAAGTCTGGCAATCTGCTGGTCCTTGGCGGAAACCAGGGCGACGCCGTGAACGTGAAGGCCTTCCCCGTGTCGCGCGTCACTGGTTACCGCTGGCCGCGCGGCCTGATGCTGGTCCGCCATCCGCTCGAGGTGCTGGCGCCTGCTGAAATCTCGAAGGGTGAGGCGTGAGCCGGCTCCTCGACATTGTCACAAACCCCAAGACCGGCCGAGTCAGTGTGACAAAGCTGGCAGCGGCCACAGCGCATCTGAATGCTGCGGTGTGGTTCGCCTGGCTGACGCTGCACCATGGATTCATCGGTGAGCTCTGGGTTGTCTACCTGGGCGCGACCATCGTGCACAACGGCTGGGACAAGGCTGTCGCCACGTATCGTGACCGCCCGGTCGCTGCATCGCAGGATGGTGCTCAATGATACCGGCCCAGATTCGGCTTGTTTTGCTCGCTGGCGCGTTTCTTCTTGTCGTCGCTGTCTCTGCTGGGGTGGGGCTTCAAATCGGCACCTGGCGCGCAAACAGCGCCCATGCCGGCGAGGTTCGCGCCCATGCTTCGACCGTGGCCGCGCTCAATGGCGAGATTCAGCACCTGCGTGGCGCCATAGCCCAGCAAAACGAGGCTGTTGCTCTGCTGGCTGCTGAGTCCAAGCAGGCCAAGGATGCCCAGCGTAAGGCTGAGGAGTTCGCCGCCGAGCTGGCGCGCGTAAGTGCCTCCCGGGTCGCTCGCCTGGAGCAGGCTGTCAAGAACGCCACCACCGCTGACGAAGTGTTGCGTGAGTATTGGGAGCTGTCGAAATGATCCGCCTACTGTTCCTGCTGCCCGTTCTGCTGCTGGCTGGCTGCTTTGGTCGCGAGGTGAAGACCGAGGTGGTCGAGGTGAAGGTGCCGGTGTCGGTGCCCTGTATCGAGAAGGCGCCAGTTCGGCCGGTGTATCGCACCGGACCTGGGGAGTGGCCTGGCGGTAAGTCGGCGGCCCTGATCGTAGTGGGCGACCTTGAGGCCGCCAAGCAATACGGGACCGCCTGGGAGGCTGCTGCGGCTGGCTGCTTGAAGCCCCAGCCGGCCGAACCTAGCGCATCCTCTGCTGCCGCTGCTCTATCAGCGTCTGGCAGTCAAAGCAAACCTTAAAGCCCCACTCTCGGCGCTGGGTCGGCATCTCGACCTCGCAGCGGGTGTTGCTGCAGTATTCAGGTCCGTACCCTTTGTCTGCCGGCGTGAACTTCACCTGCTTGTTCCCAGCCCCCTCTGCGTTGCGCTGTTCCCACATCATCAGCTCAAGTTCCTGAGCCTGATCGGCCTCTGCCATCGTTGCTTTCCTTCTGGTCGTAGAAATGGCGCCGGTGGTCCCGGCGCCTTGTTATTTTGCGGTCACGCCACCAGCTTCGGCTTCCAGGCGCCGGTGATCACCTCGGAAATCTTGGCCACCACACTCTGCTCGCCGCCCTGGGCGCCGTGGATGTATCGCTCAGTGGTGCTCATCTGCTTGTGCCCGAGCAGGAGCTGGATTTCCTTCTGGCTGAGCCCAGCCAGGTGACCAAGGCTGCCGGCGGTGTGGCGGAGGTCGTGGATACGGAGCTCCTTGGGCAGGCTGGCGTGCTTCTTGATGCGGGCCCAGGCCTTGTATGGGGTGATCATCGGCTCGCCTTTCACGCGGCCTGGGATCAGCCATTCACTGTCGCAGGTGTCGATGATAGCGAGGCTGGCTGGCGCCAGTGGAATCTTGCGCTGTCCGACCTTGCTGTCGGGGAGGATCAGCAGGTTACGCTCGCGGTCGACCCACTCCCGGCGGGCGTGCATGATCTCACGCAGGCGGCAACCGGTTAGCATGAGCAGGCGCACCAGGTCCGCCATCGGCTTGTCGATCTGGCAGCTCATGACGAGGCTATCGAGGCTCTCGCTCAGCTTGCGGATCTGATCTGGTGTCAGGATCAGCTCGCGCTGCTTGACCTTGTACTTCTTGATGCCGTGGCAGGGGTTGCTGTTGCGGTCGCGCCACTCCCACTTTTCGGCGAGGTTCATGGCCTTGCTGAGCAGGGCAAGGCACTGGTTGGCCGTGGCCGGCTTCTCCGACAGGCTGCCGAATAGCTTGAGCACCATCGCCTCGGTGACTTCGCTGACCCTCTTGCTGCCGATCGCGGGCAGGATGTGGAGGCGCCAGTTCTTCTCATCGAGCTCGGCGCTTGCCTCCTTCTTGAAGGGCCCAGCGTGCTCCTTCATGTAGCGCGCCTGCAGGTCGGTGACCGTCGGCGCCTCGACCATTTCCCGGCGCTCGCCTACCGGGTCCTTGCCTTCTGCCACCTGCGCAAAAACCTTGCGGGCGAGCTCGCGAGCCTTCTCCGGCGGCATGTCACTGCAGCGGGCAATGGTCAGCTTGCGCTGCGTGCGCTCGGCGTTCTTTACCCGGTACCGGGCGATGTAGGTCTTCCGGCCGCTGGCTTGGATTCGGACGCCGAAGCCTTGGAGCTCGCTGTCCCAGATGTAGGTGTCGCCCTTCTCGGGTGCCTTGGTGCTGTCGACCAGTGTCTTCGTGAGTTTTGCCATCGCTATCACTCTGTCATTGGGCGCCGGCGGTACCGGCGCGCTGGTTTCAGCCTGGAAATTCCGGGCGCAAATCGGGCGCAGAATTCCGTGGCTGTCGGTGAATTTTAGGGATTGCGCGGGCTGCCGTCTTTCGGTTAACCCGTTGGAAGCGTGAACATAAATGATCACGCGGGAGGTAGCGAGCAGTTTTGTCGAGCGGACTACGAATCTGGGGGTCAGAGGTTCGAATCCTTTCGGGTGCGCCATTTTCTTCCCTAAAATCACTTTACAATTCAGGGGTTTCGGCGATTTCGGTGCCGAAGTCAATCGGGCGCCGGTTAGGGCGCCGCGCCGGTTAGGGCGCTACTCGGGCGCGCGCGGTGTCTTCGGGCGCCAGGTCACAATGTTCCAGGCGTGGGCTGGCACGAGGTTGATCTTCTTGTTGCTGAACTGGACGTCGCCAAACGTGGCAGCCGCCTGTGCCCTGGCTTCGTCGGCAAAGTCGGCCGCCCACACAAAGTTGGTTGCCTGATCGTTGCAGATGAGGACGTTTGCCCATTCCGGCGCGTCGTCCCAGGTCAGTCCGTGCGGCAGCTTGTCGTATGTCCCCTGCTGACCTGGCTCATTGCTGTTGGTGCACTCGTTGCGGTGGTTGTAGGCGTGCGGGCAGCGCTTGTTGCCGCAGATCGCGCACAGGATCATTTTGGCGGACGAAAGCGGTAGCAGGTCGCCTGGTCCTGTCATCCCCTTCTCGGCGATGCAGGTGTGGCACTCGCAGTACGGCAGGCCGTCGTTGCCGTTCTGCTCTACATTCTCCTGGCGGCCGGTTTGGTCAAAGCGAACGTCAAGGCCGACCACTACGGCTGGATAATTCATGCGCTCCTGGCGGTACCGCGCGGCCAGGGTTTTGATCACCTGGACTGCTCTGTCCATGGCTGGCTCTGCCGGCTCAACGTGCACCAGCTCGGGTGCGTGCTCGCACAGGGCGTTCCAGACCGCGAACCAGGCCTCTGCCTGCTCCTGCATCGGGTCGTATGGCTTCTCGCTGGTAGTGTCCAGCAGGACCGCGCTAATCGCGCGCATCGTGTCCTCTGCGCTCTGGTTGAGGTTCGTCAGCCAGCGGCTGGCAAGTACCTTGATGATCTTCATGGCGCTTTCTTCGGTGTGCATTTCCTTTCCTCGTTGGGGGTTACTGAAACGGGCCCCGCAGGGCCCGTCTGGATCGATCAGTTGATCGCGTCTTTCAGTCGCTTGGCGACCCGCAGCTTGACCGAGTTGCTGGCGGGTACCTGACGCTGGCCACCGGCAAACGGGCTATTCACGGTGCGGGCGGCCCGGGTGGTCAGCACCAGCTTGCCGATGTCCGGCAGGCTCACTTCTTCGCCGTCGACCATGGCCTGGGTGATGGTGGCGGTCAGCGCGTCGACCATGCGGCCTACGCTGGCTTTACTTTCGCCGCTGCGCTCAGCGATTTGATTGATCAGGTCTTGCTTGTTCATGCCTTCTCCTAAGTGCCGTATTGGCTTGTGCTGGTAACGGTGTTGCGGGTTTCCCACTCGACGAGCTTGTCGATCGGGTAAAGCACCGCCCCTCCGATTTTCGTGAAGGGCGGCCCTCCGCCTTGGGTGCTGCGCCAGTTGGCAAGGGTGCGAGTGCTGATGCGCTCGCCCCACCTCTCAGACAGCTCCTGTGGCGTCAGGAAATTCTTGTTTACTCGTGCTTCCATGTTCATGCCGTCCTTGGCGCTCTGGGGTTAGAAGTAGTCGTCGTCCGAGCCTGGAGCGGTTTTCTCCTCCGCTGGCTTGGCGTCTTGTGCATTCTCCGGAGCCGATTCGGCTTCTACCGGATTGCTTTCTGCTTGCTGCTGTTTGCTTTCCTCGGGCGCTGCCTGCTGCTCAGCCTGGGCCTGCTGCTCGGCCTTTGGCTCCTCAGCGGTTTTGGCGGTTTTGGCTGCTTCCGCTGTAGATGGTGCTGGCTGCTCTGCAGTCTTGCGCGGGGCACGGGTGGCGCGCTGGGCGCCCTGTGCTGCAGTGCGGGCCAGGGACTCCTTGGCGCCTTCGGCTGCGGCTTCCTTCTCGGCTTCCTTCTCGGCCTCGCCGAAGAAATCAGAAGGCTTGGCGCCGTCGCGGATGGCGTTAAAGACACCCATCAGGTCGATCAGCTCGTCAACCAGCGTGTCGTCCAGCTTGTGCCCGAGGTAGGTTTCGAGGTGCTCGGTGGTAACACCGAACTTGGCAAAGGCCTGGGTCATCTTGCGGACGCGAACCGATACCGGCTCCTCGTTCGCGCCGGCGAGGGTCTTCTTGCACTCCTCGACCGCTGCTTCGACCATCCACTTAGGCATCATGGCCAGGATCCGGCCGCGCAGCTGCTTGCTGGCGACGTTGGCGATCTTGTTGTCCACCTCGGTCTGGTCACGCAGGCGCTTCGGGCCTTCCTTGGTATCGATAACGTGGAGGACCGTGATCTGGCGGATGCTGCGGTTGTTGGTCTGCTTGTCCCAGCCGTACACCTCAATCTCCGAGCGGCCGAAGCTGGTCGGGGTCGCTTCGACACGGCTGAGCTCGCGGTGGCCGTACTCGTAGTTGCCGTAAACGCGGGCGATCTCCTCGGCCAGGCGGATGCTCGGGCCGGTGACCTTACTGCCGCCCTGCGGCTTGCTGTAGAAGGCGACGCTGGCCAGGGCTGGCAGCTTGCATGCCTCCATCAGCTCGGCGTAGGCCGCATTCAGGTCGCGCGGGAACATCTTAGCCAGTTGCATCTGGCCTTTGGCCTCGGCGACCGCGCGCTCTACTTCGATCGTCACGGCGCCGGCGTTCACGCCTTGCATCATCATTTGGCGCTGCGGCTGCTGAAAGTGAGTGAGTTGCTGGGTGCCCTGTTGGGCGACTACGTCATTCATTGGGTGTTCCTCGTTGTGGGTGCTTGAGTTTACTCAATTTTGAGTTGAGTTGCATGGTAAAGCCTGATTTCTCAGGCTATTCCGCGTTGACTGCGAATTCTTCGTCAGACACTCGGGTGATGAAGACTTGGACGCCTGCCTGGTCGGCCTGCTTCTTGAGCTCCTCGAGGTGGGCGCTATCCATCAGCTCCATGCCGTCGAGGCAGATGATGCCGAGGTCGCCGGCGCGCAGCTTGGCAATCTCGAAGGCGATCCCGACCTGCTGGCTGGTGTTCAGGCGGTCGAACTGGACCCCGTCGCGGAAGATATCGCCGTCGCGAACTTCGAGGCCTGGGATCGGCAGGCTGGCCAGCAGCTCCTCTTTGTAGCTGTCGATCGCCTCGATGGCTTTGGTCTGCATGGCCGCGTCCTTGATGAGGCCTTCCAGCTCCTCCTCCATCTTCTCGATGATATCCAGGGCCTGCTCGCGCTTGGCTGCAGCGTCTCGGTTGGCCATGATCAGGGCAATGGTCTGGTTGATCGGCTCGATCAGTTCGTTGTGCTTCTGGATCGTGCGCTCGCGCTGTGCGCCGGCCTTGGCTTCGATGTCGCGCTCGGCGGCCTGGATGGCCTCGACGTCGGCGACCGCTTGATTCTTGATCTCGTCAATCTTGGCTTGGGCCTGGGCGCGAATGGTGTCGATCCTCGCCTGGTTCTCGGCCTTGATGCCGTCCAGCTTCGTGCGGATGCGATCGAGCTCGGCATCTTTGCCCTTGGTGGCTTCTTCGACCTTGGCGCGGAGCTCTGCCTCGTTGGTGCTCTCTACGCCTGCTGGCAGTGCCGGTACCGCCAGCTTCATCTGGTTGATCGTGGCGTCTTTCTCCTTGACCGCGCGGTTGGTACCGGTGCGGTCATCAAATACCTGCTTACGCACACCGTCGATCAGGGTGAGGCCGTGCTGGTCCTCGGGGCCTGCCACTGCAATGCCGGAGATTTCCTCGAGGCGCTGGTGGTCGACCTTGAGCGGCATGGTTTCGAGCAGCACGCGGACGCGGTCCTGCTTGCGGGCTCGCAGGAACTCTACCGGGTTCACGCTGAGCATGTCGGTCAAGGCCTTGATGGCCTCGCTCGGCTTGTTCACCTTGCCGCCGTCGCGGACAACCTGCAGCGGGCTGCTGTTCGGGGTGATGCGCTTGCGGATCTCGGTCTGGTCGTCCAGCACCAGTACCACCTCGCCCTTTTCGGCGCCCTTGCGCAGCAGCGTCGCGTCATGGCCGCCCTCGACCACCGCCTTGATGGCCTCGAGCACGCTGGTCTTGCCCTGGCCGTTGGGGCCGCTGATCACGTTGAACTTGCCGGCGTTAAATTCCAGATGGGCAAGGCCGAGGATGTTGCTGATGCGTACCTGTTGAATTTTCATACAGTGTCTTCCTGGGTAGTCTGCGGCTCGTGCCGCTTGATGATGTTGTGGAGCATTTCTTCGGTTTGCGGGGTGGGGATGTCTTCCTCCCGCCAGTCCGGTGACTCGCACTCGTGCACAAGGCAGAGGTCGTCCCAGAAGGAGACCAGCTCTCCCCATGTGGGCGATGAATGGGCGACCCGTGGCAGGCAGCTCTGCAGCTCGGGGAGCTCCTCGAGCATGCGCCTGCAGGCGACAAACTCTGCCACCGTCGTCGGGTACCGCTCATCTGGCTCATCGATGACTTGGGTGTCGGTGGCGTAGGCGATGATGGTCTTGACGCAGGCTTCGCGTTCTTCCTCCGCCAGCCATCGCTCGATGCTTTCGGTGATCATGCGTATAGCTCCTGGCGCAGGGCCCAGGCCGGCAGCTTCGCTCTCAGCAGGTCGCCGTTTGCTGCGCCTGGCCAGTGATTGGCCTCCATGCACTCGCGCAGGCGTGCCACGTTGCGCATGTAGATGGCTCGGCCTCGGCTGATCGTCTCCTCGTCCAGCCAGTGCACCGCGACGTCGTATGGTCGGGTCTTCTGTGCGGCGACAAAGGCAAAACCGCGCGGGGCGTCGCTGCCGTAGAGCATCTTGAGAATGTCGAGATACCAGGCGGCCTGGACGTCGTACCGGCGGCGGGCAATGGTGGTGCCGAAGCCATCCAGGCTGACGTCGTCGGTCGTCTTGAGGTCCACGACCCACTCGCCGTTGTCGGTGATCCAGTCGGTGCGGCATTTGCGGAGCAGGCCGTCTTGGTCGGTAACGTAGAAGGATTGCTCTGCCGTGCCGGCGCTGAGCAGGCCGCCGGCCCATGGGTCCCGGTGGACCGCCCGGAGCATGTTCGTCATGTCCTTGTAGTCTTTTGCCGGGATCGGAATGCGGCCGTGCATGGTCGCGCGGTGGTCCTGCTCGAGGTACATCATGATCCGCTCGCGCGGGTACCCGGCTTCGACCACCAGGCGCTCTGCCAGCTCTGGCTTGGCGCCGCCAGCCATGAGGTTTTCCTCCTGCAGGGCCTTCTTAAGGTCGGCGACCGTGTCCAGTGCACCTGGGTGCGCGGTCTTGTCGAAGCCTACCGCGTAGGTGTGCTCGAAGGTTCCGGGCTCCAGCACCAGCTTGTGAGTGCCGTCGCCGACAGCAAAGCAGTGCTTGTACTCCTCGGGCTCGCGATCCGGGTTGATGTACTTGTCCCAGTAGTTCAGTGGGCTGATGTCGATCGCGTCGAGCTGGCTTTTACTGATGCCGGGCCCGCTGTGGTACTGCTCGTTCGTGCAATCAACCAGTCCGTGGGGTGCTGGTGAAGTCATGGTGCATACCTGTCTGGTGGTGTTGCGCGGAGGATACTTGCAAAATTGAGCGGCCATCAACCGCTTTACCCTGTTTTTCACGGTCTTTACTTGAAGTTCACCGTTTTACTTTGCGCAATTCTGTACAGGTCAGGTAAGCTGCCGAGGTCATCACAAACCTGATCGGAGTACACCATGGGTAAGCGCAAACCTCGCGAAGGCAGCGCGGAGGCCGCATTCCTGTCGCGCCTCGACAACATTGAAAGCCGGGCCAATACCAAGGGCTTAAAGCTGCAGGCTGTCTGCGCCGCTACCGGCGTTGCTCGGGCCACCCCTGAACGCTGGCGCAAGAGCGTACCGCACTCGGTGCTGCTGCTGGATAAGCTGGACAACTACGTCGCTGAACTTGAGGCCGAGAGCGTGCCAAGGGCTACCAAATGAGCCAGAGTCGCATTGGGTCTATGGTTGAGGCGGCGGCCAATGTGGCGATCGGCTACGGCGTGGCGGTGGCTCAGGTTCGGCAAATCCGGATGCATGCCTCGTTCGGCCGTGAATTTTCTGATGTCGCCGATGTGACCGGATCGTCGGTGTCGCAAGTGAAGCGCGTCCTCTCTGGTGATGCATATGGGAGGATCAAATGATCCAACCTCGCGACTACCAGGAGGAAGTTATCGTTGATGTCCGGACCGAGCTTCGGAATGGCAAGCGCTACATCCTTGTCGTGCTCGCTACCGGATCCGGCAAGACCGTGATTTTCAGTTTTATAGCGCGCTCTGCTGCAGAAAAGGGCAACCGCGTACTGATCCTGGCCCACCGCGACCAGCTGATCAAACAGGCCAGCAGAAAGCTGCGCGACTATGGCGTGCGCCACGGCATCATCATGGCGGGCTACACACCCGACCCGGTGAGCAAAGTGCAGGTGGCGTCCGTCCAGACGCTGACCCGGCGCCTGGGCAAGATTCGCTTTCGCCCGGACATCATCATCATCGACGAGGCCCACCTGTCGGCAGCCAAGTCCTACCGCGATATTCTCGATGCGTTTCCAGAGGCTCGGGTTCTCGGATTCACCGGATCACCCTGCCGCCTCGACGGGAAGCCGCTCGGGCGTGAGGCCGGCGGCATCTACGACCACATGATCCAGGGCATCTCGATCAAGCGCCTTATCGAGCGCGGCTTCCTGGTGC